CCTTTTGTTTGCGAGCGGGAGTCCCAATGGCTTGTTCAGAAGTCCATAAGTTGCGTAATCTATAGTGCAGTGTTTGCTTTGATACCACACATCTTGGGTCAATCGCCCATTCAGCAAGAGACTTAGTTTCTCCAAAGGCGGCAATCTGTGGACTGTTTTTATGTTGAGTGGCTGCTGACCGAGCGTACCTGTCTTTTTTATAGTTTTTTGACATTGCAATTTCTGGGTCAACACCGCGATCAATGCGCCGAAGAATGTTACGCCAGTCTTTTTCAAAGCAAAGTGGATCATCGACCCACTCGGCCGCACTTTTCTTTTCGCCAAACGCCTCAATGAGCCTGGTGTTACGGCGATTACGAACATTTGTTTTTGCGCTAACCATTTGACAATTTTCTTTAGAGTACAAGCCATCATTATCAATTCTGTCAACCTGGCCACCTTCAAAGTAGTGCTTTTTATACCAGTCGAAAAAACTGGTTGGGTTGTTTAGCCACTCGCTAGACACAGTAATTCCACGCCCACCATAATTTTTATAACCAGTCATTTTTGGATTATAGCATCGTTGTATTATCATATGGTACACACTTGCGGCTTTTAAATGTAAATTCATTTTGCTCCTAAAATGCTTTTGGGGCCGGGATTTCTCCCGGCCCCTCAGCATAACATACCTTTACGGTTATGTCAATTAGGAAGCAACACGCACATTTTTTACAACGACGTAAGCATCCAGGTTTTCCACCGCGCAACCAACTCGGGTGAATACGGTGTACTCAGTTGTATCCTTCTTGGGCTGGTACAGACGATGCACGACGATATCACGCTTGATACCAACAATACGGTTGTTGGGGAACGTAAGATCAACGCGACCGTGAACACCAGAAGCACCTGAGTATGTACCGGCCAAGTCCTCTTTGAAGAGAGGAACCTCAACCACGGGCACACCAAATGCGTAAGGATAGTTTCCGCCAGCAGCACCCTGTGGACCTGATGGGTTACCCTGGATAATGCCAGAAGCAATATCGTCGGGGGTTCCACCAACACCAATGGCTGTTAGGTTGTACAGATAGTCCTGCACAAGGTTGGAGCCGGTGTAGAAGCGGAGAAGGTTACGACGCTGCTTGTAGATTCGTGGAAGATTCTTAAGAGCAGAGTTGAATGTTGCCTTGGAAATGGTATTGCCACCACCCTCTACAACGCGACCGCCGCCAAGTGCTAGTGTATGGAAACCATCAAAAGCCTTGTAAAGCGGATCACCTGTTAGAGCCGTGTTACCATTGATTAGCAAATCCTCAATGTCGTTTCCAGCCTGAGTAGCCATTAGGCGTGCAATGTGATCCTCAAGAGCATCACCTTCGATGTTGTCCTCAAGGGCTTCGGTGGAGAGTTCCCAATCCAGTCGCAACTTCTTAGTTGTGAGTGAAACCTTTGTGAATGTAGCATCTGCGTTCACACCGTCTGATACGGCTTCGGTTGCGAGACGAACCAACTTGGAACCAACGGCAACCTTATCAAGGTCAACAGTGTCGGCACGCATACGGATCGTACGGGCATCCTGAGCAATAACAGTGGCATCCCAAATGTAGTCAATGAAACGATTTGACTGCTCTGGGTTGAGAAGACCTCCACCTCCAGCAGCGACCTCGTTAGTGCGAACTACCTTTTCTAGAATTTCATCGCTCATGTTATTTTTCACCTACCTTTCTTTTTAGTATTTTGTGAATCAGAGTTCATCGGCATTGAGGAATGAGCCAGCCCACATACTCTTCTTACTTTGTTCTGGTTCACGGCCAAGTTCACCAGACTTCTTCATTGCAGTCTCACCCTCCACAGCGCCTAGACGCTTGGCAACACCACCAAATTCCTCCTTGGTGGCCTCCAAGTCACTCGCTAGTGACTTGATGGTGGACTCCAAAACCTCGATCTTGCTATCGAAAGCCTTAGTAACCTCTGAAACAGCGGTTTCTACGGCAGCAGACGCGGCCTTGGAAGCGCTGGCGGTAACTCCACCCAGAGCCTCGGACACGTAAGCCTTAAAATCTTCGATGAGAGCGGCGGTATCAGGAGTTGCGACCTCTGTCTCAACCGACTCTTCCGAATCAGTAGTCTCCGCTACGGCCTCTGTGGCCTCTTCCGCAGACTTCTCAACAGACTCTTCCGCAACAACTTCTTCGATCTGCTCGGCAGAACCCTCCACCGACTTCTCAATATCTTCTACTACAGTTTCCTGTGTCTCTTCTGTCATATTATCAACACCTCCTTTGCTAATGCCCTCGCTTTCCGCAAGAGCAACAGAAGTATCATCAGCAGCCTTCGACTTGCTGATGTATGAATTGACCGTCTGCTGCATTTTGGTTGCAATGTTAGCGTCAGATTCAACCCAGCCAATGTTCTCCATAGACTTCCCACAAGAAAAGCAGGACGGAGATGTTTCATTCTTACTGGCGATTGCTATTTGGTCAGCACCGCACCAGTAAATGTTTTCTGTCTCAACATCAACAGCAATTCCGGAGGCGGTTTTAATCACGGCCCCGGCCTCGTTTACTGTTTTTGTGATGGAAACAATGTTAGCAAGTTCGTTGGCAGGATTGTCCACAACGCTCAACTCAAACAAATCCATTTTGCTGATCACCCGAATCATGCTGTTTGCAACCTTATCAAACACGTCTTCGGCGTCAACAATTACTCCACCAATAGAAAACCCGGTCAAAGTTCCGTCAAGAATCTTCTCCCAGGTGTCTTGTGCTCCGGTAGAAATGTACGCCGTTACGTACACTCCGGAATAAGTTTTGTCTGTCTCCGCGTCGTACAAAGGCTTCTGGTCAAATGACACGACCTTGCCAACAGCAATTGGCTGGTGCATTTCACGCAAATTGCCGCGAAAACGGTCAAAAGCATCAACGGCCGCTTCGGCCGTCACAATGTCACCCTGAGAGTCAAGATTGTCCAACGAGGCGAAACCGGACACGGTTCTATTTTCCGAATCAACCTTGTTGATTGGCATGGCGAGTGATACACGACCCGAATCGGACACCCAGTGAGCCTTGGAAATATTCATATCAGTGAGATAATAGCATTCGTAATTTTTAAATGCAAATTATGCTTGTGCTCGCCCCTCGCCCTTTGGCTGTCTCGCGTCACCGGTTTGATCCGGAGCGTTTGCCTGACGTTGTTGGTCCCGCTGACGGTTGCCCGTTGCCTGAGCGGTTTGTTCAGCGGCCTGCTGTGGCTTGAGATCAATTGGTGTGTCGCCGCCCTTGAGACCAGGCAGTCCCTTCCGCGCGCGAACCTCGTTGGGAGTGAACGTCTTCATGCGCAGGTAACGCTCGTCAATTCGTGACTGAGTGTCTTCGTCTGTCAGAGTCAACTCGTTCAACTTGAACAGGTGCGTGTCGGTAAACTCTGAAATGATACGATTGATCTTTTTTTCAATGACACGCTGAGTCGGTGAGCATACCTGCTCCTTAAACGTCTTGTCCGCGTCCTTGGCAATGGCCAAAGACACCCCGTCAGGAATGCCAATCTTTGAAATGGGTACCCGATGGGCCATGAGAATGTCGTCACGGTTCAGATTGTGGTAACTGTCAAAGGACGAGTCTTGTACACCGTTTTCTACCGCCTCAAGTTTCAGTTCAACCTTACGGTTGGGATCGTCGGCAGGCAGAGGAATAAACAGGCTGCGATGATTCTGTCCCTTAAGGTTTGTTTCAAAGAACTCCAGCAGTTTTTGTTCGTTTTGTGTGTCAAGTTTGGCACCCTTTAGCGAAATAATGTATCGTGGGACTGCTTTGTGTTCAAAGTAGTCCAGATTGAATCGGCTAGCAAATTCGTTACCAGCCACCGCATTTTTTGCGGAAATAATGTCCGGAACGCCATAGTAACTGTTGGTGGGCGTGTATTTCTTTAAATGAATGACTTCGTTGGGACGGTCGTCCTTTCCCAGCGGATCGGGAGTTTCTTGATCCCCATAGTTACGAAAGAACGTGGCCTTGTTGCTAACAATTTGTACGAATCCGTCGCGCTTTAGGCGCACGCGCATGTGCACTGACGGAATGTGGCCAATGTACCCAATGTCCCCATTTGTTGTTCGTCCGACCTCAATGTATCCGTTTCCTGTCACCTCGTAGTCCGTGACGGCCTTCATTAATGTCTCAACAAGTAGCGAGTCTTCGTTCAATTCGTCAAGGACACGGAACAATTCCTGCTTTTGGCGTTCTAGTTTTGCCCGCACTTTTTGTAGTTTTGACTCGTCTTCAATGTTTTCTAGTTTTTGTTTTACGTCAGACGATTCAACGAGATCGTATCCAAGGCCGACAATGTTGGACACCTTGGCGTCCACCGCCGCGTGATGGTAGGAAGAAATTTCGTAAAGTTTTGACAGGTACGTCAAATTGTACGCAGGGGTGGCGACCTGGAAAATGTCGTAGCCGGTCAGAGTGTAGTACTCGTTTTGCTTTGACTCCGCTCCGTCCTGACCACGGAAAAACTTTGTAATTTTACGCTTGAACGCTGGAGAAATTCCTGTCAGCGCCCGCGCTTTTTCTTGTGACAGGCTAAAATTGTCGGCCTCAAATTCTTGATTGGCCTTCTTTTTTGTTGTTACGACGCGAACGGCCGAATCGTCGTCGTCAATGTACTCAGCCATACCGCTTGCGTTGCCTCAACTCGTCTTTAATAACACCAAGATCATCAGGGTCAGGAGTCAGACCGGCCTGCAAACGCGCCTGCTGATCCTCGTATTCGGCGTCTGTGACGCGGCGGTGGCCTGGGAAAAACACAGGCTCGCCCTCGCTAATTCCGTACGACGCCACCACCTGCCTGAGACGCGCAATCTTTTCAATGCTTCCGTACATAGCAGCGATGTTCAAAAAGTTCCCCTCTGAGTCACCAACAAATTGTCCGTTTGGCATTTTCCAAAGATACAGACCGAACCTGTCATGGTCTTCGTAGACCACTCTGGTTTTACTTTTTCCTGTCCTAGTGTCGTTTTCCATGCAGCAATGGTACCAATTTAGTGTTTTAATGTCAAGATTTGGTCGTGTCGGGTGCTAAAATGTTTGACCAAGGCTTTTCGTACACACCAATCTCTTTATTGTACAGTAGCGCTGCGCCACTGGTGTTGGCGTTGACAACCGTGACCGTGAACGAAGTTCCCGACAAAACCTTGTTGACGGTATACGCTCCGTCCGTTGCGGTTCCGCTGGTAAAGTCAATGTAAACCGACTGGCCTTCTTTGATATTGTGTTCGTAGGTTGTTGTAAAGGTTGCGACGTTACTGACCAACGAGTATGTTGCCGCCTGTGTTGGCATTGTTAGAATGGGACTGCTTGTCAAGGTGTCGTAGATTTTTGTGTTTACCCGCCCAAAAATGCTTTGGTAATGATTCATGGCCGACGTTTCTGTTGCCGTTGAACGCTGGAACCAAACACTGTCAAACACCCACGGGCCGCGCTCCAATTCTCCGGTGGTTGATCCAAAGGACGCTTTTCTTGTTGATGACGGCATGAGCATCTCGTCCGTGTCAATTGTTGCAACAATGTGAGACCACCCGTCCGTGGGCAATTCTGTGTACGTTCCCGTTCCGTAAGACGCGGCCGTTCCGTTAATGTAAAGGCTGGTGAATCCAGAAAACATGATTCCGTACGTTGTGCTAAAATAAATAGAATATCTTGTTGATCCTAAATAAGCATCAAACAGTGTGTACGCGTTTCCGGAAGTGTACGTGTCTCCTGGGCGAACAATCATGCCGACCGTTTTAAAAGAATGCGGTAAGGAGAAGATTGGCCATGGCATTGTTGTTAAATCAATTGTTGACGACCCTTCGTTGAGAACTACCGTGTCCACCGTCACCAATTGATCTTCTGTTGACGTAATTGCCAAATTGACTCGTGCCGAAACCGCCGACGCTGGCGACGTTCCCGTCACATAAATCTTTGTTACGGTTTCGTCAATGGCAATTGATGCTGATGTTGCCGAAGAACCGGCGGAAGTTCCGGCGACGTTGAGCCAATCAATACTGGCGACGGCGGTCGCTGAGTAAGCCCCAGAAGCCTTCACATAAAAACAGAGTGTGTAACTGGTGGAAGGTGCTACAGGATATTTTATTGAAGGGTCTGTGGACAGTGTGGCCGTGCTAACGACCGGTATTTGTAATGCCACCCCCGAACTCAGGCCGGGATCAACAACAATGCGCTCCGAACCATTGCACGTCCAGCCTTCGTATCCATTGAATGACCAGTTACTAATAAGATTATCTTTTGATACGTCCGGCCCGTAGTACAGTGCTCCCGCCTCCGACAAACGAATACCGTTGTTGTTTGAAGCGTAAGTCAAAGCCTTGTTGTCCTGAGTGAACGTGTATCCTCCGGAAGTTTTAATTTGCTCGCCAGTTTTGATTTCTTGAATGACTCCAACGCTGTCGTACTGCACATTAAACTTATTCAAGAGCGGAACGTCGTCTTCGGAGTCGTTGGTGGCAAAGTCTATCTTGATTGTGTTTGTTGACGGAACGTTCCCACCATTATAGAACCAGGACGGCGCGTACCCTGAATAAGGAATGGTTTCGTACTCGCTTGTTCTGTTGGACGGGGCCGAAAACTTTTGATTTGCGCCCTTAATGACACCAACATTGTCAACATAATGAATTTCGCTGGCCCCGGCGGTGGACTGAATTTGTACCAATATTGTTGAAGTCACCGCTCCCGCTGGTGCGACAACATTGAATCGCGATTCTGTCCATTCTGTTGTACTTGTTGTTGTTGAAGAAGAAACAGCACCAAGCGACGTGCCAGCGTCATCGTAAAAATAAATTTGTGCGTTGAATGTTCGTGACACCGACGCCGATTTGACCATTGCGGTGACAGTGTACTCAGCAAACGGCTCAACGAGATGTTTGTACGCAAGGCTGCTCCACACGTTCATTGAACCGGCCGCATTGGAAGACATTTGCATTGCGTAAGTTCCACTGTACACGTTTGTTGTTGTCACCGTTGCGGTACAGTTTTGGTTTGCGTTGTATCCGGAAACGGAATTGCCCTCAAACGTTGACTGATCCTCACGCAGAATGTTTTCTCCGACAGATGTTGCTGGCAGCGCCCATT